GAAGGCTTTAAAAAGGGCGGCTCTACTAAATGGATTCAGTCAGCAATCAAAAAACCCGGCTCTTTACGAAAATCCCTTGGTGTAAAAAAAGGCGAGAAAATCCCCGCAGGCAAATTAGCAGCCGCAGCCAAGAAACCAGGCAAACTTGGACAACGTGCCCGACTTGCGGAAACGTTAAAAGGATTTAAGAAGTGACTACTTCTGGCACAGCCGCCTTTAACCTTGACCTCAACGATATTATCGAAGAGGCGTATGAGCGTTGCGGGGTAGAAGTTCGTACTGGCTACGAGCATAGAACCGCTAGGCGCTCTCTGAATCTTTTGTTTGCCGATTGGGCAAACCGTGGTATTAACCTGTGGACAATCGAGCAGGGGTCGATATCTCTTGTGCAAGGCACAATAACTTATGCGCTACCTGTTGATACGGTAGACCTTCTTGAGCATGTTATTCGCACGGGCGCAGGCAATGCAGCTACGCAGGCTGACCTGACTATTTCCCGTATTAGTGTTTCTACCTACGCCACGATTCCAAACAAATTACAGCAAGGCAGGCCCATTCAGGTCTGGGTTAACCGACAGTCTGGGGCTACAACACCCACAGGCTTAAATCCTCCTAACATTAACGTCTGGCCTGCTCCTGATGGTTCGCAGCCTTACACGTTTGTGTACTGGCGCATGCGACGTATCCAAGATTCTGGCAGTGGTACAGCCACCCAAGACATTCCTTTCCGCTTTTTGCCCTGCCTTGTCTCTGGTTTGGCCTATTACCTAGCGTTGAAGATTCCTGAGGCTTTGGGGCGGCTGACCGTGTTAAAGCAGATGTATGACGAGACATGGGAGTTGGCGGCTGGCGAAGACCGTGAGAAAGCCCCTGATCGGCTTGTGCCAAGGCAGATGTTCATAACATGAGTAACCGGTTTTCTTCTGGCAAGTTTGCGATTGCCCAGTGCGATCGCTGTAACTTTCGGTATCCGCTGAAAGAGTTGCGTACGATTGTTGTTAAGACAAGACGGGTTAACTTGCTTGTGTGCCCAGAGTGTTGGGACCCCGATCAGCCGCAGCTTCAGCTTGGTATGTACCCAGTAGAAGATCCTCAGGCGGTACGAAACCCTCGACCAGATGCAAACAGCTACATCACATCTGGGCTCGGTGCTGACGGTACAGAGTCTGGTGGTAGCCGTATATTTCAGTGGGGTTGGGCACCGGTTGGAGGCTCAAGAAATTTTGATGTTGCGTTAACTCCAAACAACTTGGCGTTGGGCATAACACTTGGTACAGTAACTGTATCAACAACTTAGGAGATTAAGATGGCAAAGCACGAAGATGTGAAGATGGACAAGGCGATGATGTCTAAAATGCTTAAAGCACACGCAGACAAACCCGCTAGTAAAGCCCATAAAGGCTTGAAAAAAGGTGGCCCTACTTCGCTTGATATGAAGAAGTATGGTCGTGGCATGGCTAAAGTGATGAATCAACGTTCTTCTGGAAGGGGTCGATAATGTACAAATGCCCACCCGCACCGGTACCCGTTCCGGTTCCCAACACAGCAGGATACCCAAACAATGTACCCAATACGCAGACTGTTAAGACTCGTGGCACGGGCGCAGCTACGAAGGGCACAAACTCTTCTAAGAAGCTTGGATAAATGAACTACGCCACTCTGTTTGAGACTATTCAAGGGTACGTTGAAAATGACTTCCCAAGCACCACGGTGGCTAATTCATCGGGGTCTGGCACAACCACGTTTACGTCAAAAGAACAGATTGACACGTTTATCCAACAGGCTGAGCAGAGGATTTACAACTCGGTTCAGTTTCCAAACTTTAGAAAAAATCAAACAGGTACGCTGACAGCAGATAATAAATACCTTGAAGCGCCACCTGATTTTCTAGCGTCGTATTCATTAGCTGTTATTGACAGTAGCGGTAACTACGAGTATTTGCTCAACAAAGACGTTAACTATATTCGTGCTGCCTACCCAAGCCCAACTGATACGGGGCTGCCCAAGTATTACGCGCAGTTTGATGAAAACACTTTTATCTTAGGGCCTACACCAGATGACTCTTACACTGTTGAGATGCACTACTTTTACTACCCTGAGTCTATTGTCACTGCATCAACTACTTGGCTTGGGGATAATTTTGACAGCGCTCTTCTTTACGGGGCGCTCTTAGAGGCTTATACCTTTATGAAGGGTGAGCCTGACGTTATTGCTGGGTACAACAAACGATACGAAGAAGCCATGATTTTGGCTAAGCGTCTTGGCGATGGCATGGAGCGCAGAGATGCGTACCGGTCAGGTCAAGTCAGAATGTCGGTGAACTAAATTGGCTTTCACGGGTAATTACACTTGCAACTCGTTTAAATCAGGTCTTATCAATGGAGATTTTGATTTTGACACCGACACCATCAAGATGGCGTTGTACACAAACGATGCGACGCTAAATGAAGATACAGCCGCCTACACCACAACCGGCGAAGTCTCGGCTTCAGGGTACACCGCCGGGGGCGTTACTCTTACAGTCGAGAAAGGCATTACAAATAACACCGCCTACATCAGCTTTGAAGACGCCACAGTCTCTGCCAGTTTTACTGCGCGGGGAGCGTTGATATACAAGTCAGGTAGCGGTGACCCCGCCATTTGTGTTCTTGACTTTGGCTCCGATAAGACATCGACAAACACCTTCACCGTTACGTTCCCAACCGCATCAAGTGCTGATGCACTCATAAGGCTCGCTTAATGTTTACAAGTTTTAGATCAGAAGCACCCACGGTTCAAATTAAACCGATTCCACCTGCGCGTCCAGCAGAAAAAGACATCTACAAAGAGATGTGGAAGACGGCAGAGTATCGTGCCGTTGCGCCAGGTGAGCAGTGTGCTATGACTTTTCTTCAACAGGTCAGCCCTAAGAAAGGTGAGACAGTTCTTGATTTAGGCTGTGGCACCGGGCGTGGGGGTTTGGCTTTGGCGGCTTTTGGCGGCCTTAATGTAACGCTTGTCGATTTTGCGAATAACTGCCTTGATGACGACATCTGGCCCATGCTTGAAACGCAGGCTCACGCGTTGCGCTTCAAAGAGCACGACCTTACAGAGCCATTAGATGTCAACGCCACTTACGGTTACTGCACAGACGTTTTGGAGCATATTGCGCCAGAGAACGTGGATCAGGTCTTAGATAATTGCCTGTCGGCGTGTAAGCACGTGTTCTTTCAGATTTCAACGGTCGACGATGTCTTAGGCGGCATGATTGGGCACCCTCTTCATTTAACAGTTAAGCCTTACGAATGGTGGCTCCAGAAGTTCCGTGACCGCAACTGTGTAATTCACTGGTCTAAAGAAGAGTCTATTTCGTGCATGTTTTACGTATCAGCGTGGGTGCCTGTTGAGGATATTGAAGTTTCGGGTAGGGTTAATACCGAGCTCGATCATATTCGCGCCAACGTTGAACAGAACATAAAGCGAGGTTTTCAGCAAGTTGCACCTTTTCCAACAAACGACACTGAAGTTATGCTTGTTGGCGGCGGGCCTTCTCTTAAACGTAATATTGAAAAAATTAAAGAACTAAGAGCTCAAGGCGTAAAACTTGTCTGTTTAAACAATGCCTACAGCTACTGTATAGAACAAGGCATCAACCCTTCTGCGTACATTCAAGTTGACGCTAGGGAGTTTAACGCTCGGTTTGTTGAAACAATCGTTCCCGATTGCAAGTATTTCATCGCTTCTCAGTGCCACCCATCTGTTTTTGACAAATTGCCGAAAGATCGCACTTTTATTTGGCATACCGGTGCCAATGAGATAAATGATCTCTTGGCTAAAGAGTATAAAAATTGGTATCCTATCCCCGGTGGTTCCACGGTATTGCTACGCGCAATACCGCTTCTTAGGATGCTAGGTTTCAAACGTTTTCATATTCTTGGCTGTGACTCATGCCTTGAAGATGGGGCGCATCACGCATACCCGCAAGCAGAGAATGACAATCAGATTGTTGTGTCCGTTCGCATTGGGGATAAAGTTTTTTTCTGCAACCCTTGGATGGTTTCTCAGGCCAAAGAGTTTATCGACTTGATTGGCTGTATGGGAGACGTTATGGAATTAGAAATTTACGGTGGAATGCTCCACCAAATTTTAGTTGATGGCGCTTCTCGCGCTGATTTAAAGGAGATTTAAAATGGCTGCTTCAGCATGGCAACTTTACAATTCCGCTAAGAAGTACATTGGCGACGGCACTATTACCCTTGGCGCTGGCACATTTAAAATGGCCTTGGCGACATCTGACAGTAATGCCTCGACTTTTACAATTAGCACATTTGGTTCTTTAACTAATGAAATCGCGGCAACAGGCGGCTATACGGCTGGTGGTAAAGCCCTTGTACCTGCAACCGGTTACTGGACAACTGGCGCGTCTGCTAAGCAGATGAAGTTTACGTACTCGACCGTTGGTCTTACGTTCACTGCTTCGGGTTCGGCGCTTACAAACGTTAAGTACGCGGTTCTTACTCATGCAGCTTCTGCTGGTGGTGGTTCTGCACGTAAGCTTCTCTGTTTCTGTCAGCTTTCTTCGTCGCAATTTACTGTTTCATCGCCTAACACGCTGACAGTTTTACCAGCGGGGTCTGGCGTGTTTACTCTTGCCTAAGGGCATGATAAGTGTTTTCTGTTGACCCGTTTTCGGTAGCCCCGTTTTCAGCTGAAGGGGTTACCGCACAACCTCCAATAGAAGTAACGCCTGGGGTTGAGGATTTAGCATTAGAAGGCTATGCGCCTTTAACAGTCACAGAAAACTTTGTTCTGCCTAGCGCAGGGAGTATAGTAGCAGAAGGGTACAGCCCCAACTTAGATGTTGGCGTAATACCAAACACAGCACCGTTAAGTATTACTGGTTATGCGGTAAATGTTATTCAAGAAGCAAGTGCAACACCTGCTTCTGGAGCAGCTACTTTAACTGGGCAGGCACCAACATCTGTTGTTGGTGCTGTTGTGACACCGTCAGGTGGGGTTGCACTTATTGGTTCTTCCCCAAGTGTTGTAGTTAGCGGCGTAACACTTGTGCCTGTTGCTGGGGTGGCTACTTTAGAAGGCTATGCCCCGTCAACGGAAACAACAGTTGCACCCCCTTCTGGGGCAGTCGGGCTTACGGGGCACGCACCCTTTTTAGGTTTGGAGGTAATTCCACCAGCCAATGATTTAACATTTACCGGGTATACGCCAACCACTAACACAAGTATTATTCCCAGTAACGGTGTATTAGCTGCAACTGGAAATGTACCCGGCGTAACAGAGGGAGCGATTAAAACTCCGACCGGCGCTGCGCTAATCGTAGGGTCTTCTCCTTCTGTAATAGTTAGCGGTAAAGTTATCACACCTGCTAACCAAAGTTTAGTTTTAGCTGGGTTCCCTCCAACGATTGCACGAAATACAAGTATTACACCAGCAACAGCAGCGCTTACTTTAGTAGGTATTGCACCAATAATTAACAATCCAAATTGGACCCCAGTTAATGATAATCAAAATCCAAATTGGACCCCAGTTAACGACACTCAAAATCCTAACTGGGTTCGTGTAGCAGCATAAGGAGTAGCTATGGCCTTTATTTTAAAAGATCGAGTAAAAGAAACAACCTGCGATACCGGTACTAGGTCGTATTACATTTTATGCGGCGCTGTATCTGGGTATCAGGGGTTTTCAGCTGTTGGTTCCACTAATGAAACGTTTTACACGGTTACCGATGGAACAAATTGGGAAACTGGAAGTGCCGTTTATTGCACAGACTTTGGAAACGAACTATACGTTTGTTCAGTGTTAGCATCTTCAAATTCTGGTAGTGCTGTTAACTGGGCGGCTGGTGAAAAAGATATTTTTCTTTCCTATCCAGCGGAAAGAGCTGCTTGGGCGGCGGGGTCTAACATTGCCTCTACTCAACTGGGTGTGGGGGCACTTGTTAACAACGCGGTATTATCCAATAACAACACTGCAATCGGGCGTAACACGTTAAATGTAAACACCACAGGGCAGAGAAATACTGCTGTAGGAAGCACCTCACTGAGATGTAATATTGCTGGCTGTGATAGTGTGGCTGTGGGGTATCTTGCACTTTTCAAACACACTTGTTCCTTTAATACCAGTGTTGGTTCTTGCGCTTCGCTTTGCGGTACCACAGCAACGTTAAACACTGTTGTTGGGTTTAACTCTATGCGTCTAGTCACTACGGGATCCTGTAACGTTACTGCCGGGGCATGTGCCTTATACAACGTCACTACTGGTACCAATAACATTGGTATCGGCGTTAATGCGGGAAGGACGGGGGGCACACCAGCAGGCATTGTTAACCTTACAACCGAGACAGACCGAATTGTTATGGGTAACGACAGTCATATCTGCGCCCAAATTAAAATTGCGTGGACAGTTACCTCCGATTGCAGAGATAAAGCTTGTTTAAAAGATGTACCACACGGGCTTGATTTTGTAAGGGCGTTAAAGCCAGTCGAGTATCAATTTAAAAAAGGGGGTAGGGAGTCAACAGTAACAGACGGCAAACGCAGATATGGTTTCTTAGCACAAGACATTCTGCCTTTAGAAGGTGAAGACCCTGTTGTTATTAGCACAGAAAATCCAGGCAAGCTGCAATACACTGAAGCACACATGACTCCTATTTTAGTTAAAGCCGTTCAAGAACTAGCTTCTAAAATTGAAATTTTTGAAACAAGATTGGATGCCTTAGAAAATGCTTAATACTTACGTTGTAGAAGGCGGTATTGGTAAATGCACTGCGTTTACTGCTTTGATACCTAAGCTAGCTAAAAAAGATGGCGAGGCAATTCAAATTTATACGCCGTATATTGATTGTTTTGCATTTAATCCAGATGTTGCCATGGCATATGAACAGTCACTTCCT